CGCATGGCCGCGATGACCTCTGCCTTGCCTGCGTTGCCTTTGCCGGTGGCGTGCTTCTTGATCGTGCCCACGGGCACGCCCTGGTACGGGATGCGGTGGTGCTCGCACCAGGTGGTGAGAGTGGCCATCAAGCCGCCATAGACGTGGGCGGCGTCAACCCCAACGTGGCGGCGGACCTCCTCGAAGTACACGGCGTTGATCTCGCCAGTCATCGTTTTGATTTCAGCCAGCCAGTGTTTGAAGCGCAGGAAGCGCATGCCACCGCCCTCGAAACGCTGCGATTTGAAGCTGACAAAGCCGTGGGCAGTCTGGCCGTTCTGGGGGCGAAGAGCCCAGCCAGTGGTTGTCCCGAGGTCAAGGGTAAGGATTGTGTTGTTCATGATTTGTGTCATTTCCGGGGTGGTCTGACGCAGTCGCCACAGCTTGTCGTAACTTTCCATAAGGTGCGGGTCACCTCACGTGTGAGGGTTAACGGGGGACTGCGACGACTGCGTCAGACTGAGGGTTTTTTTTATGGGGTCAGTTGTCTGCGTAGGGCGTGTAGCTGGCACTCGGTGGCGACTTCAGTCCGATGCCCTTAAAACCACGGACACCTGAACCGTTGCGCCACTTTTCAAAGCCACGGGTGATCAGCAGGTCAGAAAATCTGCGTTGTGAACCAATGAATTCGCCAGCAGCTTCAGCCCAAGACTTCCAATCGTTGAAGAGCTCTGCTGTCAGTGATCTGGCACTCTCGACTGCTACGCATTTCTCATCAAGCCAGCGACCCAAGGCGTCCTCGGCCTCGAAATACTCGTCGGTGGCATCCGTGACCTGCTGTGGACGATCAAGCCGACCCAGTCGTTGCCATGCCAAACAGCCTTCCAGCGCCCAGGCAAGGATTCCGTCACGTTCGGCCAGGAGTTTTTGCTGGAGGTGTTTGTCGCGCTTTTCGGGCGGCACAGTGATGGTGAACGGGATCAGGTGCAAGCGCCGCTTCATAGCCTCGTCGATATTGCGAATAGCCGGTTTGTGGTTGCCTGCGACAAAGAGCTTGAACTGCGGAAAGAACTCAAAGAAGTCCTGGCGCATGAAACGCGCTGCGATCTTGTCGCCGCCAGTGAGGTTTTTTACCTTCGATTCAGCCCAGCGCCGACCCTGTTCAGTCTCAATCGCTGCCACAAACCGTGCCCCACGCAGACCGGCCATGTCGGTCGGATGGCGGTCAGTGCGGGTTTCCATGAACGTATCCATCGGCGCGTTGGTGGCGTAGTCGCCCAGAATGTCGGCCAGGGTGTTGACGAACACTGACTTGCCATTGGCACCGGTGCCATAGAGAAAGAACAGTGCGTGCTCCCGGGTTGACCCGGTCAGTGCATAGCCCACCATGCGTTGCAGATAGGTCTGCATTTCCACATCGCCCCCAGTGACCTCGTGGATGAACTGCCGCCAGATCGGACACTCGCCACGAGGGGTGGCCGTTGTGATCTTAGTCATGCGGTCGCATCGATCATGGTCTCGCAGCCGTCCACTCCTGAGATCGACGACCCCACCCGGTGTGTTGAGCAACCAGGGGTCAGCATCCCACTCATCAGTGGTTGCAGCATGACGACGGTCAGCGCGTGCCAGGCGTTCAACACCGCCGATGGTGCTTGATGCCGCCAATTTGGCAGCGACCCTGGGGTTGCTCGCGTTGAGCGATGCGTGTCGACACACATGCCGAATCAAGTCACTGGCAGCCAACGTGTCTTCAGCTCGCCAGCGCAGGCCATCCCAGACCAGCCACTTACCCCATCCTGCAACATAGCGCCAATCGTTGTGATAGCGCCGGGTGAACGACAGCGCCAGGGCATCTTCCGTGCCCCAAACAGCCTCTTCAGTGGCACTGCCGGTGGTGGCCGAGTCCGGGCCATCAGCCACCAAGTACATCTGCATACGTGGGCCGTGAGCAATGAAGCCTGCAACATCGAACCCTTCGGCTTGAGCATCTGCTGCATCCCACCCCTCGGCCGCAGCCTCTGGTGGGTACAGGATATGGCAAGTTTTGGCACCAGCAGCCAACATCGCCTGCGCTGCACGATCTGCGTATTCCCAGCCAGGCTTGTCCTTGTCTGGCCACATCAGCACTGTTTTGCCTGCCAGAGGTAACCAGTCGGTTTTGTCCACCGGCGCGTTGGCTCCATGCATGGCGGTGGTGGCGCAGATGCCCGCATCGATCAGGGTTTTGGCACACTTTTCACCTTCGACCAACACCACCCGGTCAGACTTAAGCATGCCCGGCTGGTTGTACAGTGGCCGGGGATCAGGTGATGTAGCCTTTTTGCGTTTGACATCCCAGGGGCGGAACTCCTTCTTCTTGCCGGGTGGGTCGTACCGATGCACGATGGCGATCAGCTTTCCGTCGCCGTCCAGATAATCCCACTTGGCCGTGGCTGGTCCGAGATCGTCCATGGGTGGCTCGACCTTGCGCTTGCGCGTTAGCTGTTGTGGCGCTTTGCCGATCAGTTGCACCGCAAAACTGAGCACCTTAGCAAAGTCCGAATGAATATTGAGCGATTGATGGGCAGCAATCAGATCGAAGATGTCACCGCCCTGACCAGTTGCACGATCTGTCCACAGTCCGGCCTTCTCACCGGTAAGAACGATCTCCAGACTGTCGCCTGGGCTACCCAGAATGTCGCCCACCAGAAACTTGTCGCGTTTGACCTTGCCAGCGGGAAACATGTCCCTCAGCACTGACTCAAGTCGCAGCAGCAAGCTGGCGCGAATTTCTTCGCGGTTGCCATCGCCAGACGGTGATGGTGCCGGTGTCACATCGTTAAAGTCCATCATGGCTGGCATCCTCCGATTGGTCTGCACCTGTTTCAGAGTCGCCAGTGGCACTGCTGTTGGCAGCCCAAGTGCTCAGTTCATTCATGCGAAAGCGAACCAAGCCGCCCAGCAGGTAATGTGGAATGCGGTGTTTGGCGCGCATCTTGGGGTCGCCAAACCAGTACAGGGGCAGACGCAGCGCGCACGCCGCCTGCTTGGCATCGATCATGGGCTCGGTATCCATTTGGAATTCTTGCTTTGGTGTGTTCATTGGGTTGTCCTCCAGCAGCGGTCTTGCCACGCGCAAAACTTGCATTCAAAGTGGGTGGCATCAAGGTAGGCGCGAGGCAGCAGTTCACCTGCCTCAGTGGCTGCAATCACCTTCACGCCCCGGTCGGACATGCGCTGGGCCAGCGCCGCATCGAACGGCACCAACTCGGCGTAGATGTCCATCGTGTCGGCGTTGACCGCCGTGAAGATGGCCGGGTTTTCGTGCAACTCCAGGTAGGCTTGGTAAATGGCCACTTGTGCGGCATAAACAGGCTTGGAAACCGCGAGCTTGTTTTTCTCAAGATCACGCCAGGATTTGGAGCCCAGGCACTTGTTTTCCCAAAGCGCAGGATAGGCAAACCCTTCAGGCCCGCCGACAAAGACACCATCGATGTGACCCTGCAAGCGACCGTCAGCCGTTGAAAACCCAAACTGCTCGCCGTTCGGTTTGTGCGTGCGCAGATCGAACCCGGCTGCACGAAGCCACGCGACCATGCTGTCCTCATTGACGTGGCCACGCTCAAAAATGCGCAGAATCCGCCCCTGCGTCTCGCGCCCCGGGTCCACCGGCGCTTGGGCGTACTCGTATTGGAGGGCGCGCTCGCACGACACCCCCAGACGAGATGCGCCCAGATACTGGCGGGATTTCTCCTTGGAGCGGGTCTTTTGCAGACCCAGATCAATCAGCGTGCTGATCTGGCCGCTGACGCTTGATGATGAGTTGAAGTCCATCATTTGGCATCCTCCCAGGGCAGATCGTTTTCCATGTCGGCAAACGGATTGGCGACCAGATTCGCCATGGGATCTGGAACCTCTGGCAGACCACGCACCGGTGGGTATTTAGATTTCTCGTGGTGCTCCACCATGGCCTGCGTAAAGCAGGTGACGATTGAGTCGATGACCGCCAAGGCTTCAGACTCAGAATAGTCGCCCAGTGGTTTTGTGAACCCAATGGCACCGGCTGCTTCGCCGAAGGCCTTGAGGCACTTGACCATGGCGTTTTGCTCAACTTCAGAGAGATTGACCATGGTCGCCCCCTTGCTGTCGACCAGGTCGTCTTGCAAACGCACCCAGTTGCCATACATGGCGTGAAACGCTTTTTGACAGCGCTCGGAACAGAAGACCCAGTCCAGCGGATACCGCTGGGCCTGTCCTGTGCGATGCCGGGTGTCGGTATGACCGTACCCCCGGGCTTGACGTGAACAGACCCAGCATTTCATCGCCTACCTTTCTTCTTGCAATTGACAAGACGTTCTTCAACTGGGCGACGACCCTCGGTATAACCATCGCAGTCAACAAAGAAGCGGGTTTTGGCGTGCAGACAGCGGCACTGTTTGATCATCTGGTGCTGGTAGGCACGGGTGCAGTCGGTGCAGAAGTCGCTGTCACCGGCACGGGTCTTGACGGCATAGGTGCGCCACTGCTGGTACTGCGAGGCGTCACTAAAGCAAGCCGGGTGGTAAGCCTGCGGCATAGGTAAAGAGGCATACATAGCTGGCACTCCTCACTGCGCCCAGGCGGGTTTGCCCGACACGGGTGCTGCGCGTTGCGGTGCTGGCGCTGCTGCTGTGGCGTTGGTCTGCCCTGGTGTTGCTGCTGGCGCCGGTGTTGCCGGATTGCTTGGTGCTGGCGCTGTGGCTTTCAACTTGGAGGGCACACCCATGATGCGTGCGTACTCAGGATGATCTGGCTCGATGGCCATCTTGACCACGTTGCGGTCCTCACCCCGGTCGTCCTTTTCGATGTCCACGCGCACCACGAATTCCAGACCGTCAAGATCAACAAACCCCTGGATGCGCCGGGCGGCGACAGCTTGGGGACTGTTGTCCTGCGGCAGGACGCCTCTGGCACTGTTGAGCGCAGCACGCACGAAGGTTCTGCCCATTTGCGTCCAGGTTGGCCCCTTGGGTGAGTACAGCCCGATGTTCGACCACATCTTTCGTTTGGCATATTCGCCGCCAGTGATAACAAACTCGGCCGCCAGATAGACCGCCCCGGTTTTGGAAGACTGAGTGGGGTAGCCATCGGTCCAGCCTTGGCTGGCGTCGTAATGGCCACCAGCTTTGAACGTCATCAGCACCGGCACGAGCGCGCCCTTAGGGATAAGGTTAAAACCCGACTGCTGGGCTTCGGCATCGTTAAAGTCAGACCAAGCGTTGAGGGTCATGTTGTTGTCGTTCATTTGAATTACTCCTTGGAATCAGTGATAGAGAGGGTTTGTGTGATGGATGCGTGCGTGTCATTGCCAGCGCACTTGGCAATGAGTGCGCCCAAATCGGGCGGCTCCAGCAGGTCCAAGCGACCACTGCGGTCTTTGGCCGGGTAACCGTAAGGGTTGATGGTCTGGGTGACAAATGCTCGGTACGAGGTACCGTCTTCAGCCTTGATTTCAGCCAAAGTCACCAACTCGTCCACGATTCCTGGAATTTGCAATGCTGTGGCGCTGCCCTCAATCTGTGGCACAAACACCTTGCGGCCGAAGTCATCCGTCTTGCAATCCAGGATGGCCACGAACACCACGTTCTTGCCACGGGCGTGCTGAAGATGGGTGAGCGCAGTGACCATTTCCTGACCCAAAAGGCCATACGCGCCGCGTGAATCTGGCTTGCCGGTGCGGTCAGAAAACGCTGCTGGCTGGCTCTTGGCCCAGTTAAAGCACAGCCGTGAGAGTGCCGTGATGGAGTCGCAAAAGTAAGTCTGATACTTGTCCAGGCTGGCCGGGTCACCGTAGACCGA